CTGGCTCTCTGAGCTAGTCGTGTCAGCGCGTGAAGTCTGGCTTCTCATTATTATTGTTCTTGTTGCGTTTGCGTGTTGGGTGGTTTACCACCCGGTACCGACGCTTCAAGTCCAGTAAGTAAAGAGTTGTCATTTGTCACATGCTTTTTCTAAAACCATTGAAAGGTATTACCATGTATGTTTCACAACATATGGATCATCCACTCACAGGTGATTCCGACGTATTCGCCTACACCATTGCGAATATGTTACTCGAGGACTTCAAGCCGTTTCTGGAGGAGGAACATTACTCGCGATTCCGTACAGCGATGTACGGAGGCAATGTAGTGGCCTCCCTCCGGAAATTGCAACTAGGAGGAATCCAGGCTTTCGGGCCTAATCTCCCGATATATCAGTTCAAAATGATATATCAACTTCTTGATTTGTTCAAGAAGTTTTCCTTCGATGACGACCTATATAGTGAAGAACAAGTTCTTGAGGACTCCAAGAAGAAATTCATGGATAATCAAAGACGTGTAAATTCGTTCCAAATTGTTGAAGATACTGAGCTTAAGGCTCTTCTCTTCTCAACTCGGGGCTATATATGTGATCTACTTGGCGATTTCGACAAGATAGAGGTCATGGAAAGGGCAACGTTTGGCAAGAAGTCATCCGTTGGCGTCCCCATGCGCAAGGCCTGTGAGGCCGAGCGATACGAGGCGCCTATTACGGGTTCTCACGATCATATTGTCTGGTTCGACAAGCTATACAGCAAGTTTAACCGACCCGCGTTTGATTATGCGGAGCGTATTTCAGTGAACCGCAAGGTTCCAAAATACAGACAAATTGACGTGCTCGAGGCTGTTCTAGTCAACAAGACCTGGAAATCGAAACGTCTAATTATGCCTAACACTACTTTGGGTACTCTGTACTCTAGTGGTCTCGGGCGTGTATTAGAAGATCGATTACGCGCTGCCGGGTACGACATACGAACCCTTCAGGTTCGGCATGGTCAACTCGCGCAACTCGGATCTTTGACAGGTTCTCTTGTCACTGCCGACCAATCATTAGCTAGTGATAATATCACTGTTAAGCTAATTGATAGGATCTTTCCTCGCCCATGGGCTTCTGCCCTAAAGCTTGGAAGGATTGAGGAAGTAGAATTCTATGGCGATCGCTTTCGAACGGAAACGTTCTCGACGATGGGCATAGGTTTTACTTTCCCGCTCCAGACTCTTGTTTTTCTGTCATTACTTTTCGCGATCCGAGATCACCTTGGCCTTAGCAGGTCTTCGGTGGTATCTGTTTTCGGCGATGATCTGATCTACGATAAAGAAATGCACGACATGGTTATGCGTGTTTTTCCCAAACTAGGTCTAATCATTAATGAAGATAAAACGTTCGCGGACGGTGGTTTCAGAGAGTCCTGTGGTTATGACTATTACCACGGTGTCGACGTGAGACCTTTCCATTTGGCAAGGTCCGACGGAGACGTTTCCTGTAATAGGAGGCGTTTTGAGGCCTACCTCTACAAGGCTTTCAACGGTCTGAAAAGACGTTGGCGGTTGGAAGAGGTTCCAGCTGCTTTTGTCACGATAGTCAACGAGATCAAAAAGATCCGCAAGGGGAGTGATCCTCTTGTAGTTCCGACTGATTTTCCTGACACATCTGGACTTAAGCTGACTACCCAAGAAATTGGGTATCTTGATTTAGAAGTGCCTAAGAGGAACCGGAACGGTTCGTTCAACTTTCGCTTTTTAAGCTTTGAGCCTAAACGACGTAAAGAAGATCGACACGATCCTTATTACTTTCAGAAACTTCGTAGTCAAGCGCAGACTGATCAACTAGCCTATATGGCTTTGTTGAAAGTTGAGAATGAGCTTATTCGTAAGAAGATGCTTAGTCTCCGCTTAGTCTGTCATGGTACAATCTTTGAGGAAAGCACTCCGGTTTTCCGTAGTGTTCCCGATAAGAAAGCTGGTACATTTCGTTCTCGCTTGAACGGAAGATGGCATTGCTACTCAATCACTGAGATCCCTGAACAGGATCAAGGTAGATTCCGTGAGCAGTCCGGGGTTTCGATAAATTGGACCCCGGGATAATTCTCCTTTCTTTAAGAGATTGGTGGATTTAGTGTTTCTAGTTGTTCACAGCTAGAAACTAAG